ACCAGCGACTGATCGAGGCGGTGACCTCGTCGCCGACCACGCTTGAGGGCGCCCGTGCCACCGCGGTGTTCCCGAACGAGACGCAGCACTGGCGGTCGAACAACGACGGCCACGAGATGGCGGCGGTGATCGAGCGCAACGCGGCCAAGTCGGCCGGTGGCGCGGCCCGGTCGCTGCGGATTACGAACGCCTATGAGCCGTCCGAGGATTCGGTGGCCCAGCATGACCGGGAGGCGTACGAGGCGCAGGCCGGTGGCCAGTCACTGACCACCGGGATCCTGTACGACTCGCTCGAGGCCCCACCCGAGGCCCCGCTGGCCGTCGCCGCCGAGCCTGGCGAATCCGAGGACGACCATGCGGTCCGGGTTCGGGCGACGGTGACCGATGTGGTGACCGGCGTCCGGGGCGACTCGGTGTGGCTCAACCCTGAGCGCATCGTGCAGTCGGTGCTCGACACCCGCAACCCGCCCAGCCGGTCGCGGCGGTTCTGGTTCAACCAGATCACGGCCGCCGAGGACGCCTGGCTGGATCCGAAGGACATCGACCTGGTGGCCGCCGCCGAGATCGACGGCCTCGACCTGCTGCTCACCGACGAGCTGGTGCTGTTCTTCGATGGCTCGAAGTCTGACGATGCGACGGGCCTGGTGGCCTGCCGACTGACCGATGGTCACGTGGTGACCATGGGGGTGTGGCAGCGCCCGTCCGGCGCGCAGGGTGTCGGGTGGACGGTGAACCGCATGGACGTGGACCAGCGTGTCCGCCAGGTGCTGGCCGACCACAACGTGGTGGCCTTCTGGGCTGACCCGTCGCACGCCAAGGACGACGACTCGACGGGCTACTGGGATGCCGTGATCGACGGGTGGCATCGGGACTTTTCGTCTCGGCTGCGCACGTGGGCGGTGGCGTCGGGCCCCGATCGGCACTCGGTGATGTGGGACATGGCCAGCCCGGAGCGCACCCGGCTGTTCACGCAGGCGGCTGAGCGGTTCGTGTCTGAGCTCGAGGAGTCGGCCGACGCGGTCCGCGAGGGCCGGCGTACGGAGCGGCAGGTGACCCACGACGGGCATCCGGCGCTTCGCCAGCATCTGCGGAACGCTCGCCGGTATCCGAACCGGTACGGCGTGTCGTTGTGGAAGGGCCATCGGGAGTCGCCTCGCAAGGTCGACTTGGCGGTGTGCGCGGTGGGTGCCCGGATGTTGCGCCGTCAGGTGCTCAACCAGGGCACGAAGGAACGACCCCGCTCCGGCGTGGTCCGCGGGATCGCCTGAGGAGGTGGCCATGCTCACGAACGCTCAAGCAGTCGAGAAGGCGCGCCACATCGTCAACGGCCACCGCGCCGAGCACATGCGCCTCCGCCGATTCGTCCGGTACGCACGTGGCCGACAGAAGCTGCCATGGCTGCCTGACAACGTGGAGTCTGAGTACCGGGACATCGCCCTCAAGTCGGCGACGAACTGGCTTGACCTGGTGCTGTCGGCCTCCGTGCAGGGCCTCTACGTGGATGGCTACGGCGACTCGTCGCCCACCCCAACACCGGATGCCCAGGTCGCCCCGATGCCGACCGCGTGGGCGAACGGTTGGCAGGCGAACGGCATGGATGCCCGCCAGCACGCCCTCCACCGCGCTGTCGGCACGCTCGGCTACTCGCATCTGCTCGTGTTCCCGTCGGACGACGGTGGCGTATGGATGCGCCCCGAGGCCGCCACCCAGATGGCCGTGGTGTTCGACGATCCGTCGGACGAGTGGCCGGAAGAGGGCGTGCGGATCGTCGACGCCAAGGCTGACCGCTACGAGCTCTACACGCCCGAGGCCCGCTACGAGATCAACGGCCGCGACGTGAAGGTGGCCGGCCACGACCTGGGGTTCACGCCGATCGTGGAGATGCGGTGGGCGATCGACCTGCTCGGCACCCCGCGCGGTGAGATCGAGCCGGTCATCCCGATCCAGGACCGGATCGTCGACGCGACGTTCACGCTGCAGATGGTGGCCAAGTACGGCGCCTTCCCGCAGCGGTGGATCGCTGGCATCGACACCTCGAAGCCGCTCACCGACGACGACGGGAACGTGCTCAAGGACTCGTCGGGCAACCCGCTCTTCCCGACGATCAAGGCGTACGTCGACTCGATCCTCACCGCCGTGGATGTCGACACGAAGTTCGGGCAGTTTGCTGCCGCAGACCTCAACCAGTACGTCGAGGCGCTCGAGGCCCACATCCGCCACCTCGCCGCAATCACCCAGACCCCGCCCCACTACCTGCTGGGCGCCCTGGTGAACCTGTCGGCCGATGCCTTGGCTGCGGCGGAGGCTGGCCTGCAGCGCAAGAACGCAGAGAAGCGCATCGTGTTGGGTGAGGGCTACGAGCAGGCGCTTCGTGCGTCGGCTGCGATCCTCGGTGACGATGCTGCTGCACTCGACACGTCGTCGCAGGTGCGGTGGCGTGACGTGGAGTCGCGGTCGCTGGCGCAGACGTCGGATGCCTTGCTCAAGCTGCAGCAGGTGGGTGTGCCGACCGAGATGCTGCTCGGCATGATCCCTGGCTTCACGCAGCAGGACGTGGACAAGGCCAAGGAGCTCATGGCGTCGCAGGGTGGTATTGGCGCGCTGCTCGACCAGGTGGCCGCGGGGCTTACCCCGCAGACCCCGGTCGATGCCGACGCCGTGAAGAAGCAGGCCGATGCCCTCGGCGTGTTGATCCGCTCCGGCGTAGACCCCATGGAGGCTGCGCAGCGTGCTGGCCTGGATGGCCTCAAGTTCACAGGCGCCGTCCCCGTGTCGCTGCGCCTCCCGACCGCCGACGCTGCCCCGCTCGAGGGCGCCCCCGCCTGATGGCGGCCACCGCGGCCGGTGCGGCGCTCACCGAGGCCCACCGGCTCGCCCAAGCCCGCCTGTCGGCTCAGACCGTCGCCCAACTGCTGCAGGTGTGGCCGCTGCTCGACCCCGCCAACCTGGACGCCACCGCCCCACGGTGGCTGACCGCCGCCCGCCCGATCGTCGCCAACCAGCACGCCCAGTCGGTGGCGCTCGCCCGCGAGTACCAGCGGCAGTTCCGTGCCGTGGAGCTCTCGGCGCCGATCACCGCCTTCGACCCACCTGCGGCCCCCACGCTCGCCGTGGAGGCCCTCACCACGTCCCTGCTGGTGCAGGGACCCATCGCCATCAAGGCGGCCATGACGGCCGGCCAGGCGCTGGCCACGGCCACTGAGACCGCTTCGGCGGCGTCGGCAGCCACCGGGTCCCGCTTCGCCCTGAACGGCGGCCGGGACATGGTGGCGGCCTGCACCGCTGCCGACCCGCGGGCGAAGGGCGTGCGCCGGGTGACCTCGCCCGGGTGCTGCGCCTTCTGCGCCATGCTTGCCGCCCGATCGGCTGATGGCCTGTCCGCCGACTTCTTCAAGGCCCACGACGCCTGCCACTGCCAGCCGGAGACGGCGTACAGCGGCGGCGTGCAGGACGCCACCCGGCAGGCCAAGGAGTTCCATGCGCTCTACGTCGAGACGGCCTCTGGCAAGTCCGACGCGCTGAACGTGTTCCGCCAGGCCCTCTCGGCCCAGCGGGGCGTGTGACCCGACCGGCCGCGACGGCTGGTCCTAACCATCAGGAGGTCGGCCGTGACGGCTGACGAGACCATCACAACCGAAGTCGACGAGACCACCACGGGACCCGGCGAACGGCTCCCCGATGATCACCCCGTCGTCAAGGCACTGGCCAAGGCCAACAAGGAGGCCGAGGCCGCACGACTCAAGGTCAAGGAGTTCGAGGACGCCCAGAAGGGCGAGCTCGAGAAGCTCCAGGACCAGATCGCCGAGCGCGACCGCCAGCTGGCCGACCTGCCCGCTGCGACTCGTGCGCAGGCGATCCAGTTCGCGTCCCTGGCCACGCAGATGGGCTTCGTCGACCCCGAGGACGCCCTGACCCTGTCCGGCGACCTTGACCTGTCCGATGCCGCCGCCGTCAAGACGGCGCTCGAGGACCTGGCGCAGCGCAAGCCGCACCTGGTCCGCACCGATCCGTCTCCGAAGGTTCCGCATCGCCCCCGCCCCAAGGGCGGCGCTACGGACCCTGACGACGGGAACGCACCGAAGGGCAAGGAGCGGGCAGCCGCGGCCCTGCGGGCGTACAGCCAGCAGTAACACCCTCCCGCACCGGCGTCCGCCGGCGGGTTTCCGCCACACCACAAGGAGAATCCAGTGGCAGACATCAGCCGCGACGACCTCGCGACCATCATCCAGGAGGAGTACTCGAACGAGCTCCTCGCCGCCGCCCTCTCCGGTTCGGCAGCCCTCCGGCTGTTCCGCACCGTGAACCTGGGCACCAAGACCACGAACCTTCCGGTCCTGGCCACCATCCCTGAGGCCGAGTTCGTCGGCGAGTCGGCCACCGAGGACGTGGGCAAGAAGCCCACCTCGCAGGCGACCTGGGGGAACAAGCAGCTCGTGGCCGAGGAGATCGCGGTCATCATCCCGATCCACGAGAACGCCATCGACGACGCCACCACGGCGACGCTCGACGAGCTCACCGCCCTCGGCGGTGCTGCGATCGGCCGCAAGCTCGACGGCGCCGTGTTCTTCGGCACCGACAAGCCCGCGGCGTGGACCTCGAACGACCTGCTCGCCGCTGCGGTGGCCGCTGACCAGACCGTGACCGTGGGCGACGTGGCCGACGGCGACGATCTCGGCGGCTGCATCTACCAGGCGGCCCAGCTGGTCGACGAGGCCGGCTGGGACCCCTCGGGCCTCGCCGCCCCGCGCGGCCTGCGGTTCCGGCTTCCGAACATCCGCACCTCGACCGGCGAGCCGATCTGGCTCCCCGGCACGAACGGCACCCTCGACAACGTCGCGGGCCTCGATACCGGGTTCGTCCCCGGCCGCGTCTGGGACCGCAACGACGCCGAGGGCATCGTGTTCGACCGGGAGCGGGTCATCATCGGTGTCCGCCAGGACATCACGGTGAAGTTCCTGACCGAGGCCACCGTGGGCGGCATCAACCTGGCCGAGCGCGACATGGTCGCCCTCCGGTTCAAGGCCCGCTACGCCTACGTGCTCGGCACCGGCGTCAACGACGAGGGCGACGCCCAGGTCCCCGTGGCCGCGGTGCTCCCTTCGGGCAGCTGAGCATGACGCTCGCCGCCCTCGCGTCCACATCTGACCTGGGTGCCCTCCTCGGCGCGTCCATCGACGACTCGGATGCGAGGGCGGTGCTCGTTCTCCGCATGGCCTCAGGTCAGGTCCGCGACGCCGCGGGCCTGACCTGGGAGACCAGCGACGTGCCAGAGGTGGCGTTCGCCGTCACCCTGGCCGCCGCTGCCCGTGGCTACTCGAACCCGACTGGCGCTGACGACCTCAAGACGGGGCCGTTCGCGGCGTCCTTCCCTGCTGGCGTTCTGCTGACCGACGAGGAACGGGAGCGGGTCGCCGCCCTGAACCCGTCCACCCCCCCCGGCCTGTCGTCGGTTCGGGTGAAGGCCCCATGGGGAGCTTCGGGCACCCACTACCCGGGCTACCAGTACGACCAGATGGACGAGTCGGGCGGCGAGTTCCTCGAGGGGGACACCGGCTCGTGAAGGTCGTAGTGCTGGCCCCGTGGCGCCCAGGCTCGAAGGAGCGGCAGGCGCTGTGGGACTTCGCCCGACGCTGGTGGGCTGACCAGTTCCCCACGTGGGAGGTGTTCGAGGCCCCGGGCCCGTTCACCGGACCGTTCAACCGGTCCGCAGCGATCAACCAGGCCGCCACCCTGGCGGGCGACTGGGACGTGGCGGTCATCATCGACACCGACACGATCCCAGAGACCCGCAACATCGCCTCCGGCGCCACGGTGGCTGCGGCCACCGGCCAGATGGTGGTGGCCCACACCCGCCGGCACATGCTGTCGAAGGCGGTCACCCCGAAGATCCTCGGCGGCTACCGGGGCAGCTGGTCTGACCGGGGCATGGTGGAGAAGACCTGGCACGACTCGGTGTCGTGCGCCGTGCTGGTGTCCCGCAAGCTGTGGGAAACCGT